ATTGCTATCGTGATCATGATGAGGAGGCTCAAAAGGTAATATAATTAAAGTTTTATATACTAATTAAATCAATATGTCTTCATATAAATCCGAACGTTGCCCCTTCACGTACCGCGTATCTTCCGTTGGTCGTATCATCGACGGGGACACCATCGACGTAGCTATTGACCTAGGTTTTGATGTGTGTACCAAACAACGCATTCGCCTCATGGGAATTGACACACCCGAATCAAGAACTTCGGATAAAATTGAAAAGGTTTTTGGTAAGCAGGCCAAAAAGGTGCTCAAAGAATGGTGTATGAAAGCCGTAGCTTCAGAAAAGGATGATATCGACATAGAACTTCGATGTTCGGAATCCGACCCGAGGGATAAATACGGACGAGTTCTCGCGGAAGTCTGGATTTGTGAAGATGATAACTGGACCAATGTAAACCAATGGATGTGTGAAAATGGTTATGCAGTTCCATATCTCGGTCAAAATAAGGATGATGTCGCCGAACAACACGAGCGAAACCGTCATAAGATGGTAGCTAAATACGGAGGAGATATATTAGTTCAGCTTCACGGAGATAATAACTCGGAAATTAAATCATACATAGCGGAAAAGTATGGTCAATAAAAAGTAATTTAAAAAATCTCGGATACATATTATTAAATGTTTGCGGCAGTAAACGGTTTAATTTCTCCGATTCTAAATATAAAAAAACGCATAGTGCGTCGACGTGCGGTATTAGATCACCCTCCACCTCCCATTGATACAAATAATGCGTGGGATTACGGTGCATATTCTGTAAAGGCTACAGTAGAATCCATAGATAAGAATGGAAATGTGGATAGAACTTTTATAGGGTACAGCCAGAACATGGATATCACCGCGAGAACGAAACTCGCATGTGATCGACATAAAACACCTGGTACAGAATGCGGAGAACCTGTCATGATCATTAAGGGTGGAGAATGTGACGAAGTTATATTCATGAAAACAAAAGATAATGGAAAATTGATCAATTTAACAAACCCTTTTTTTTAATATCACAGTATATTAGATGAATGCATCACTCTTATTTTTATTGATTTTGTGCATTTTTATATTTTATTCCACAGGTTATCGTACATTCAAAGACGAAAATGGGAACGTGATTCCTCATTTAACTGTGGAAAAGCAGGAACAAGATATGGTCGCGGAATATATTCATGAAGGTGATAAAGTTTTAGAATTAGGTGCTAGATATGGAACTGTGAGTGCGGTAATACTCGATAACGTAAAAGATGAACGAGATTGCGTTGTCGTCGAACCTGACAGTAAGGTGACTAACGCTTTAAAAGGTAATTTGGAGGGGTGTAACTACGGCAACGCACACGTATTCGTAGGAACCGTGGGTCCCACAAAACAAAAAATTAAGGGTGACTATAACTACGCCACATACACCGTAGAATGTAACGACGATACATGTGATATAGATAATTTGACGTATGATGAATTGCAGAGAAAATATGACATAGAATTCAACACCATCGTCGCCGATTGTGAAGGATGTTTACCTCAAGTGATAGATCATATATCTACTTCTTCTCCTTCTTTACAACCATTAAAAAAGATCATAGTCGAAACAGATTACCCGGATAGGGTAGATTATGAAAAACTTTACGGTAAATTAAAGACCTGTGGATTCAATAAAACTAAAGGTGATTTTGTACAGGTATGGGAACGAACTTAATCGTCTTCTTGGTTAACAGCTATAGGTGGTGCATCAAGTATCTGAAATTGAAACACATCTTCATCTTCAGATGGTTTGATTTGTATAATTCTACATTCTCGCGTATTGACAACTGTTTTAGTCGGTGTTATGCTAGCTATAGGCTTACAAAGTAAAGCGTACGCTATCATATTGTTATACTATACGGATATTTATGTATCCATAGATTTGCTATCCATTTTTCTCCTTCGTCGATGGGTAAACCTCCATGAAGAGCCTGATCTGTTATACGACCCATTCCATTTAGTGTATCGAAACATAAAACGTCACCTTTTTCGAGCTTGAATTTTTTATTCATATTCGGAAAGTTTGTTTCTCCACCTACGTAGCCATCGTTAAGAGCTATTATACACGTATGTCGTCTGGGATTTTTCAATGGTAAAACGTCTTGGTGCGGTGAATAAAAACCGCCGGGTTCGTATTTCAGAGTTTGTAACGATTCGCATTCGACGAGCGTTTTATCGTATAAGGATGCGCATCGTTCCGATACATCGCGAACTATCTTATCTTCATAATCTAACCACGCCGTTTGGCTTATTCTGATGGTATTGTCGGCATTCTTGTCGACGCCTATCGTTGAATTAGATAATCTGGGTTTAGAAACCTCCATGATGTGATCACATTCTTCGCGTGTGACAAACCCTTTACGTACTTTAGGACTCTTGTATCTCCGCATAAAAGTGTAAATCAAAAGGGCCATCAATACGATCACTATCACGAACGTTCCCATTAATTTAAACCTCTATTTTAATATCGTGAGGTATACGTGCCACGTACCTTTTTCTTATTTTTAGAGCTACCATGTTATAATATTCGATAATTCCCTTGATATCCTTTACTATTTCATCTACTCTCGAACTGTCGACCATATATTGTCTGAGTGCATCTCCCAATGTATCTAACACCATTCTATATATTTCTTGAATATCTGTCACTTTATCATTATACTTATCTCGGCGCTGCAATTCACATTTGAAATCTTCTTTACTCATCTCGTTTAATAAGTATCGTACTCTCATATATTTATGATCTGTGTAGGTGAAATTAAATCTATAAAACATTTCTCGATCTATATGGGACAAGAGTAACGAAGCTTTCAGTATATACTCTGGCGCCTTATTACGTCTTAATTCGTGATAATTAGGACGACCCCCGCATGGAATGTCGCCGTGTTCACGCGTTTTACTTTTGAAATATTCTATGTAATGTGGATTGTGTATTCTCCCCGTTTCTATCATTCCTGTATTGAAATCAAACGTTGTGTGACACACAGTACACCACATTTGTGAACATCCATCTATTTTATATATCATCGTATTGCATTTAGGGCACGGTTTTGTGTCTTTCTTTAACAATTTTATACTCTTCACTGTGTTGGGGTCACAGACATGACCTTCGTGTTTTTCTTCGTGACACTTCTCACAAAATTCCTTTTTACATATTCCACATACGTAATTGTCAGCCAAAAATCCTCTACAGTTCTCGGATAAGCACGCTTGTGTGTACACTGGCATAGTTCTCGACACGGTTGGATCCGTTCTACTTAACGCGTTAGCTTCTAAAATTATATCATGTATTATTTCACGCAATAGTTCTATGAGATAATGCCTACAGCTAATTATGATATTATCAGTAGTACACAATTTCACCGTTTCTAGAAATTGCATGAGCCATGAATAGCTTCGTCTTAAAGATCGTATCTGTAGAGTTCTCTCTACATAAGGTTGCGTCTCGGGTAAACGCGCTTGTTCGCGTTCAAAGAGGATATTCTCTCTATGTGTTTTATACGTCTTGTTTCTGAAGGCTCTGGTACAAAAAGAATCTACAAATTCTCGATTAAATTCATGTCTACAATTCATACAGTGAGGGTCTTTACTAGTCGATAAAATGTATGTTTGTAGACAAGTTTTGCAGGCATCAAAGTCACAAAAGGGGCACGTCACTTTTAAATGATTTGTCTTATTAAAATCTTCAGTACACGACACACAAGTAGACATATACATTATATAACTATTTTCTTTAACTATTGACAATCTACAAATGATTCTATAATACTACACAGATCATCACGACCATACGTCGATTCTACAAAAAACATGAGTTTTTCAGCCTCATCCCACGATTGGTCGGCGCCGTAATATTTATAGTACACGTAGGCAAGCTCCCCTACATTATCTTCACACCATGTTTGGATTTCTTTGTTCGACATTTCATGAGTGAGATATTTCTTAAAAAAATTTGAAACATCTTGTTTAAGAATCATTTTTGTTATCGGAGAATCTTTTATAAAAAACATCTTACAAATTTTTTAAAAAAATTCCACTTAGGTTTTTTTTATTTTTATATAGTAAACAAATGAGTTATAATAATAGCCGAACATTTATGCAGAAACATGGTTTAAAGATCGGTGTCGGAGTTGTTTCTTTGATCATACTCATTGTCGTGATAGTGATGCTGACAGGGAAGAAAGAAGAAGATGATAATTTTGATCTCTCCCCCTCCCCATCCGCGGCGGACGAGGCGGTCGCGTTCTTACAGAACACAGACCAATCTGATATTGACGGTACTGCGGACGGGAACCGACAACCTGCTTCAACCGTCGAAACCTATATGATGGTACCAGGTAACAAA